CTACGAAAGTTTACGATAAACTCTTTCATTTCTTTTTGATCGCCGCCCATGATAACTTTAAAACCTTCTTTCATTTTTTCTCGACAAGGTAAAGGTGTTGATGTTTTTACTGCCTCGATACCCATAATCTTTAATTTAGGTTCTTTGTATTGTACACCTTCTGAGTTATGCACATTGAGAATATATCTTTTCTTAGCAGTCCAGATACCTTTGTCTGCGATAACTTCTCGTTTCATAACCATCTTGTTTTGAAATACATTCATGTATTTACCAAGTTCGTCATAACAATCTGCAATATAAGGTTCTAGTCTTTCACTACAAAACTTATCTAACGCTTTTACAATCTTATTTTTATCAGTTGCACCTGTCATCTTTACAAGTGGCGCCATATTAATATAAACTGAATCAGTATCAGACGCAATAATATAATCACTTTTAGTTTTATACAGTTTGTTAAAGTATTCGTTTAGTTTCTTCTCAATCCATTTAATATTCAATTGACCTGACAATGTGATTGCTTCTGCCTGTCTATGATCGTAATATCTAAAGTATCGATTACCTATTGCACCATAGGCACTATTCAATGAAATCTTTTTAGAGTGTTGTATGATGTAATATTTTCTTGCAAGTTTTTCATATTTTTTATCTTTAGTGTCAGCATACATTTGTTCTGCTTCTAACATCTTCTTTTTAAATGTAACTCTATCATCATATTCTTTTTGTATAATTCTAGGTAACATACCTTGTTTATCTCTTTTAAACATGGCACCGTTTGCTGCTAAACAATTGCCATCGCTTGTGTCTATTCTTTTATTCAGTAAGTCATCTTGATTGACAGGTCTCTTTTCAGGAAACATTGTTTCAGGTGAAATATTATATTGCATAATCAAGTGAGGATATAGTGAGTTCAAATCAAAAGACACAACCCAATCATGAAAACCTACGTTAGGATCTTTTACATATGCACCTACTAGTTCCTCTTTGTGTTCTTTAGGTGTCATATCACGCATAGGTATAACTATATCATATTTTAATAATTCATTGTAAATAATTGTATCCCACATTCTAACTTGTGAAAACACATCTTCATAGTTTGCCTTGGCGTTATATGCCATTGTTATTGCTAAATCAATTAGTTGCAATCTATCTTCTAATCTATCAACAAGTTCAACGTCAACAATATTATAATCTATAAAAGATTGTATGTCTTGTTGATACCACTCTTTGAAAGTATCATAAGGGTTTTCATCTTTACGTTCACCTAGTTCTACAAATGCAATATGGTCAAGTGTATATCTTTCTTGTGCTTTGATTGTAAATTTTGTATAGAGTTGTAGATAGTCAAGTTGTGCAATACCTAATAGTCTAAAAAATATTTGTGATTTACCTCGAACATATGCAGTATCTTCATCAATAATATTCCAAGGCGATAATCTTTTTACAGCACTCTCACCTATTATCTTTTTCATTCTATTTACAAGATAAGGTATATCAAAGTATTTACTATTCCAACCTGTGATAATATCAGGTGGATACTTAGACCAAAATTTTAGAAATTGTATAAGTAAATCTTTTTCACCTTTACATTTTACATAGTGAACATTTTTTTGTTTTACTTGAAAATCAACAAGACCCCAAACTAAAATATTTTTTGTATTATGGTCTTTTACAGTAATACAAATCATTTCTTCTACTGCCTGATTAACATTAGGAAAACCTTGTTCAGCAGTAACCTCAATATCTATTGTATAGATACGAAGTTTCTCTCTGTCATATTTTACATAACCAGGATATGCGTCTGAAATATATTGATATTGAAATCTATCCGTACCGTAAATAAAATTTGTATGATCTTGATATCTTCTAATCGCCTGTCTTGCGTCTTTGATAGATGTATATGTTTTAGGTGCTAGTTTTTTGCCGTCTAGTGATTTATACTTTGATTCGCCTCTCGTAGGTAAATATAGTCTAGGTGTCCATGATATACGGTCTTCAAATCTCTCACCGTTTTCAAAACCTCTAACTAATAAATTATCGCCATACGGCGTTACATTCGTATAAAATCGCATAATAAAGTTATATTATATCACAACTTGACTGGAAAGTCAAGCGGATTCAAAGTATTTTTTTAGTACGTCTAATTGGTCCTCGTAATGAGCAATCTTGTCCACTTCTTTTTCTATAGTTTCAACAATATCTGAATGCTCACCAATACCTGTGGTATTGTTAAGATAAACTTCTACGTTTGCCTTGTGCTTGTCTATTTGTCCTTGAGCATGTGATTTCAATGCCTCTAATAATAATAGTCTATTATTCATTTTCTTTCACCTCTAATTTAGTTGTTATCATATACTTACGTTGTGGGTCTACGATAACGTTAAGTCTTCTCATTATGCTACGGTTGAGAAGAATCCTAGTCCTGTTACGTCTATGGTCAACAGTAAACTCTACATCTTTATATATCTTACCAGCAAAATCCATATCTAGTTTTACAGTATGTCTTTCCTCTGAGTAATCTCTTAAACCACCTAAATTAACTTTCATAGTTTTAACATGAGGTAAACTAACTCGTTTACCAAATAATGTAAATGATACAGTTCTACCTTTTAGTTCTATGTCTTCACCATGTATAACTGGCAAAGATGAATTACCTGTATCAAACTTTGCAATAATAGGTCCCCATGGTTTTATTGAAACTGTTTCTAAAAATCCACAATCTCTAGGTACAGTATATCTTTTATTTTTATCTAGAAAATGTTGTAGTATAATCTTTGATATATTTTTATCAGTTGCTTCTTCAATGCCCTCTGTGCCTGGCGAATGATTTACTTCTAACATAAAAGGTTTTATATTTTTTCTATCTTTTGATGGTATGAAATCAACGCCACAAAAAATACCACCTATTGCCTTGGCAGCATGAATACATTGGTCTTCTTCTAGTTTAGTTAGTTTAAAAGGTTTTACTTTTGCACCTTGTGTAGCATTTGATCTAAAGTCACCTTCAACAACATCCCTACGCATTGACGCAATAACAGTATTATTTAAAACTAAAACTCTTACATCAAATTCTGTTTTGATATATTCTTGTAATAACAAATCAGTTTCAGGATTTGTTTTATAAAGTGTTTGTACTAATGCTTTCAATGATCTTTCTGATTCAACATATAAAACACCTACGCCTTTAGAACCTGTTAATGTTTTCATTATCATAGGAAATTTATTATTTAATTTCTCTACTGAAACATTTACATCATCTACACTACTAACAGTAGTAACAAGAACAGTTTTAGGTTGTTCTAAACCAAACTCTTTAAGTCGTAGATAAGTTCTATACTTATCGTTAGCACGTTCTAAACATGAACGACTATTAATAACTGGAAAACCAAGTCTCTCTAATTGTGTAATTAAATCTAGATAACTTAAACGTTCAGGTGAACCTCTAAAGAAAACAACTGTATTATCAGGATCAATTTTAAATCCTTTTTCGTCTTTTTCTAAATTGTAAACTGTAGTTTCACCATCCTCAGTTGTAAGATATGTACCTTTTAAAGGCACAATATAAGTTTCTATACCAAGAGGTTTTGCTTCTTGTTCTAATCTTTCTGCTGTTTTACCTTTATCGCCATGTTCAGTAGATATAATTAGAGCACGATATTTTTCAATATCAAGTTCTGCTTGTTCTAGAAAAGTTTTAATCTTGTTTACTCTCATTGGGTTCTTCTTCTTTTTTCTTACCTATGTTGTATTTAGGTTCAAGTACCCATTCATTCTTTTCTTTAAATGGTAATACTTTTATTTGAGACAAGGGTGCCTTTGTTGTCACCTCACCTACTAGTTCAATTAATCCCCAATCACTTAATAATTGTGCGATTGTGTTTCGTCTTTCTATGTCGTTAATAAAAATATTTGCTGTCTTGCCATCTAAAGCAAACAGTTCTTTAAAGTGTACAATAAAGTATCTGCCTTGTTTATGTAGAATATGACACGATTGGTATATCTTACGTTCTTTTCTACTTGCAACACCTATTCGTGTAAGTGTCTCTCTAATTTTTAGGAAATCGTCCGGCTCTTTGATTTTCACCTCGAGCATGCTGTCTGGTTTCCATGCTATAATCTCACTCATTTTCTTTTCCCACCTTTATATAATCTCTCTTTTATATAATCAATTTGTTCTTTTGACAGTAGAGACAATGCTTCTTTTGCTCTGTGATTACTATACCCATAGTAATCCTTAACTGCCTTCAAATTATCTATTTCAGGCGTTTTTAACCATTTCTTAAATCTCTTTTGTCTTCTTATAGTATTTAGTAGATAAGAGAATTGCATATGTTTAGAGGCATGATACCATCTATTCATTTCATTTGCATACATTACCGTGTCAATAAAATAAGATAGACCCATGTTGACAATGAAAGGTTCATATTTCTTTTCTATAGAGACATCATCAGTATCTAATAGTTTCTCTTTAGAATAATTTATTGCATTGAGAAAAGTAAAAGGGGAGTATTGGGGTATCTTACTCATTTGAATTTACACACGGTCATAATTTCTGTGAGACATGCGACCATATTCAATTCAGGATCTGCAACATGAGCATTCTTATACTGATATTCTGCAAGTAGAATAATACAAGAAGGTATTGTCTGAGGTTCTAAAACATCATACAAGTTTTTATATAGTTCAGTATATAAACCAGGTGGGTCTTTTGTAACGATATTATCTTTAACCCACTTTCTCATATCATTAAAGTTTTTATTTTTTAATGCAACATTGAGTGATTTTATATTTGCTTCTGATACTGTTACTAAAATACCTGTATCTATTTTACCTGATACAGAATATCTTTGTAATTCGTTTATCGTTCTTCTAAAGTCAGGATAAAACTTAATGATAAGTTCTGCCAATACTTTAGGATCAAACTCGATATTCTCTTGTTTTAGAATTGTAGATAATCGTTTATGAAATAAACCGGCAAGTCGTTCTTTATCTTTTTTCTGAATAGAAAAATTAATAACCATACACCTACTGTGTAATGCAGGTATAATTTTGTTTTTATAATTACATGTAAATATAAATCTACAGTTATTACTAAACTGTTCTATAAAACTACGAAGAGCAGGTTGAACACTCTCGGCACTCATATAATCTGCTTCGTCTATAATTACGACTTTAGGTTTATTTGTTTCAGATAAACTTACAGTAGAGGCAAAGTTTTTGATTTGATTTCTTACAGTATCAATAGCACGACCTTCGTCAGAACCATTAATCATCATAACGTCTAAATCAAGTTCGTTACATAATGCTTTTGCAACAGTAGTCTTACCTGTACCGGCAGTACCTGATAATAATAAATTAGGTACATCACCTTTTTTAATTATCTGTTTAAATGTATTTTTTATCTCGACAGGTAAAATACACTCGTCAATTGTAGAGGGTCTATACGCCTCTACCCATAATAAATTATCCATGAACTACCCCTCATACTTTGAAGTATTTTCTAGAGCAATCCAATATTGTATTGTTTTGTTTTTGTGTCTAAAATTAGAAATAAGTTTAGATGATATGTAAACATTATAGTCGCCAGGTAACATTTTAAAGTGTTCAGTTTTAAAATGAAACTCAAACTTCTTATTAGTTTCACCTACTTTTACATCATAAGTATTTGCCGTATCGTTCTTCTTATCGATAGCAGACATTATGATATCGCCACCAACAGACTTAACAGCAATGTCTGGTAATTGTAACATAGACGCCGCTTTCTTAACTTTTGTTAAGTCAGTTTCAGTAAGTGTAAACTCTACCTCTGTGTCAGGCATTTTCACATCTTTTTGTGGTGATGTTAAAATAGAAGGATCAGCAAAATAGTATTTTGATTTTGTTGAAGTGCCTTCTTCGTTGATTGTCATTGACTTTTCATCAAAGTCAAATACAGGTTTATTAAACAATGATAACATTCCTAGAAACTCTGATAAGTCATAGATGGCAATATCTTGTGGAAAGTTTTCTTCTACACCTGCTGTTGCAAGTATATTTTTCATTGTTGATATAGTTTTGATTTCTTTACCTGGTGTAATCATCAGGTTAGGATTTATCTCACTAAAATTTTTTAGTATCTCTTTAGTAGTATCACTTAGTTTCATTATATATTCTCCTTAATCATTAGGGTTAGTTAATTTTTCAGACATTACTGAACGTAAAGGTGCTGTTTCACCTGACTTTGTATTTCTACCTATATCATAAGATAACAGGTCTTCTTGCAAAGTATCTAATAAAGTTTTATCGTTTTCGTAATGGTCTTGGGACAATTGAATTATGGCATAGTGAATAACTTTCATAAGGTCTTTCTTATTCTTGCCTTCTTTTTTGCCATATCGTTGGGCATACTTTAAAATATTGCCCATACAAAAACCTTCACCGTGTCCTTGGTCGATAATGATTTCTGTTGCTTGTTTTTGTGTTTTAGCATAATGAGAACCATACGTTTCATCAATATACCTTTTCACATCATCAAGTATTATATTTTCTTTAAATTTATACATAGTCATATTATAACACAAAAGGGCGCTCTTGTCAAGCGCCCCTCATAATAATTATTAAGAACTAATTCCACTAATTCTTTTAGTTCTATTACTCATATTGATATTTGTTTTAGCGTCTATAAATTGAGTGTTCTCGAAAGTTCTTTCACCACCTTTACTTACAGGATCAATTTCATCTAAATGTAATCCTTCTGACTCTGATAGTGGTACCTCATGAGCAACTAGTAATTCGTCTCTAGATGTTGTGTCTCTTGAACCTACTTTTTTAATAATACCTTCGTTCTCGAAAGCAGTTAGGTATTTCTTTAAGTCTTCAAGTAAATATCTTAGTCTTGCATAATCATTAAAATCATACTTAGAACCACCTTCACCTTTTATAGATACTTTTGTTTTATGTTTCTGATCTGCATTGTGTTTTGCAAAAGAATACTCATGCATGGATTTTTTTATCTGTTTACCATTTTGATCATAATGACGAGTATAAGTACCATTTGATTTTAGTCTTTCAAATTCAGCATCAAAAAATTTAGAAACAAATCTTTCAGGATTAACAATTTTATATTTACCATCTATATTATATTGTGAACCCCAATGATTACCTTTTTGCATTATAAATGCCATAGTATAAAACAAATTGTATAAACTTGATTTACTAAATTTCTTTACTGTCTTTTCACCAACAACAACGCATCCATCTGCCATTAACTTAAAAATGTCTTTAGTTAATTTTTTTGATGATTCTCTAGGATATTTAACATTTGAATAAACAGGTCCTAAAACTTCATCAAGTCTTGATACATCATTTTCATATAAGTTATTATCTGCCCATAGCAACATTTCTGCTACAAACAAAGTATCGCCTTTGTTATCTAAATGATAATCACCAGACATACTTGAAACTGTACTAAACATCCATTTTAAATTAGTATCATAATTACATAAATCAGTTAACCATCTATTAAGTGGATTATAGTTAAGTATTCTTTTTTCATGCACGGTCATTGCCATCATTGAGTTAGATGTAATGAAAATATTTACTAATTCTTTTAGATCACCTGTTTCATAGATAATTACAAGAATAGGTATCTCATTTAATAGATATTCTCTAAATTCATCAGGCAAATCATTAAATTTACCATGAATACTATAATCGCCATATTGACCTTCTATTTGTAATTTAACAGGTGACATGGGATTGAAATCTGTTTTACCATCAAAGTATTCTACGATTTCGTGTATTCTATGTTGACCATCTAAAACAATATATTCTTTTTTACCTAGACCTTTAAAGTATTCTAAGTTCTCCTCTAGATATACTCTTTCATACTGATCTGTACAATCATGTAAATCTTTTTCTAGTTGTATTATAATTGTTGAAATTTTTGCTAATTGAATGGTGTCTTTCATAGACGCACCATTAAATAAAGTGAAAAGATAAGAATTAACTTTTTTTATTTCCCACTTCTTTTTTAGTCTTTGTAGTCTTTCATTATCAATGTGTAGTTTGTTTGATTTTGCTAAACTATAAATCCATTGAATTGTTTTGCTTTCAAAAGTGCATTTTACTTTTGATGTAGTGTTTATTACTTTAGTCATTATATACTCCTGTTGCCTTAGCAACTGTTAATTAAAATCAACCTTAGTTGATTCGTTTAAGGGGGTCGATTATCAACCCCCTATCTATTTGTTATGCAATGTCAATTGTTCTAGGTTTTTTACCTTCAGGTACAATTTTCTCTAGTGCGATTGATAACATACCATCTTTCATTTCAGCACCTCTTACTTCGACATCATCAGCAGTTGTGAATGATCTAGTAAAATGTCTTTTAGCAATGCCTCTATGAATTGTATCTTTATCGTCCTCAT